GTTCAAGACTTGATGACGAAGTACGGATGGATTGACGATGACAACTGTGATGAAATTGTTCCTATCTTTATGCCTTATAAATATAATAAAAAAGATCCAGGAGTTAACATTTATATAGAAATATAAAAATTATGAGTGATTTGCAAGAAGTAAATTTTTCGGAGTCTTTAAAAGATGACCGTAGATGGATCAAGACAGGCTCTGAAGTAATTCATAGAGATTACCCTAAGCGTAAGATGTATGTAGATCAGATCGTAAAGACTAGCAAGGATATTGCAGGTAAGAAGCGTACGTTCGTAGTTGGCGTTGACTGTCATTGGATTAACGAGGCAGGTGATTATGCACGTGGACGATTTTTAACAATGGAATTACAGCCGTGGCAAAAATAGTATTTGATATATTAGGGGATAATATCTATGTCTCTAGCACTGCTGAGGTAGTGCCTCAATTTATGGCCTTGAAAGCAAAGTATGCTAAGAAGGAAAGCGAGCTTTATAAGTTAATAAGTTATATTTATCTTGTCCATGATAGAAACAGTATATATTCTGATGTGCTACCCACTGATCGTAGGGTTATGGTTTGTGTGGATAAGCTTAAAGTTGATGCTGGGGAGTGGGAAGCTATTGAAGCGATTCCTGAAGTGATGGAATGCATCAAGTTTATGGAGAAGGTTCAGTACACAGCCAAGGAAAGATTGTTTTATTCTGTTGACGGGAAGGTTGAAGAATATTTAAATTTTTGGAAAGACTTGAAAGTTACAGAAAAAAATCATAATATTGTAGCGGAGTCCGTGATGAATGCAGCAAAGCTGGTGAAATTACGAGATGACCTTGAAAAGCATGTCTTTAAATCATCAGAAGATGCTCATCAAGTCGGGGGTGGAAAAGCAAAGCTATTTGAGGGATAACAAATGTATTGGAACAAGAATCATAAGGGAATAAAGAATCTTTTCAACAGTGGTACTGCTGAGAATGATCTAGGATTGTTTTATGATAACATGAATTGTGACCAATGTAGCTCTGATGATTGCTGTATTTTATTAGAAGGTATTAATTCTCCTATTTTAATAGAAGGATTTTTTAATGACAGTGATTGTATTTTTCTTGAGGGGTGCAATGATGGTCTTAGTTTGAATTATTTTTTAGCAATCACATCTTTATAACATAAATAAAATGGGCGTTCCTATTTCCGCATTACTATCCACTGCTACACTTGCCAGTACAGATAACTTTCCTCTTTCAATAGGAAGTGCTCTTGGCGATAACAGAAAAATTTCTTGGGCAAATTTACAGACCCTTATTCAATCACTTACAGGACAAGTTATACAAAGTGTCCAGACGATAAGTTATACAAACAATAATTCTGCACCCGTTGTAATCACTGGGCACAATGTTGTTCTTGGGCCAGGTAAATGGCTATTAGATTTTTCTTCTTCTGTACTTTCTAGTGGCGTAATTGGCCCAAAAATAGAATACTACATAGTGTATAATTCTAATCCATTGCTAACGGCATATGCTGTTACAGATGTAACTATTAGTGGGTCTATACGATTACAATTAATTCCTTTTCCTGCTGGTACAGGCAATACCTGTATATATACAAAGGGTGAAGTCATTACAGTTCCTGCTTTAGGTAGTTATATCGTTAAGGTTGTTGTGTCTGACCCTTTGGGTGCGACTTACATCATCCAAGATCGTGTACTTACAGCAATTAAAGTTTCGTAACAAATAAAAAAACCAGATATGTCAAAAACAATTGAGATTAAGAACATTGAGATTCTTACAGATTTAATGCCTACACTTAATGAATTAAAGTCCGTTAAGATGTCAGGCAAGACAGTGCTTAAAGTAGTTAAGTCTATCAATTCTATTATCAGAGATATGGAAGTCTATGATAATAAACGTAAAGAGGTACTTGACAAGTATGCAGAGAAAGATGAAAATGGAATGGCTCTTACAGAGAACATTAACAATTCTCTTTCGTACAAATTTGCTAATGACGAAACTAAGGCTTTGGCAGAAAAAGAAGTTATGGAAATTATGGAAAAGGTTGTTTCAATAACAATTTTTCCTGTTAGCACCAAAGACATTGAAGAAATAAAGGGCGTTACCCCTGAGGTAATAGCTAGATTGATGAGATGGGAGTTTATTAATTAATCTAATACATAAATAAAATGTTTAAAGTATCAAAATCACGTCGCAATGAATTATCTATCTGGGGAATGAGTGGATGGATTTCAAATAACACAGCTAACTGTTGTCAAGTTCCTGCTTCTCTTCCAGATTGTTGTGTAGAAGGATTCCTTCATGCTGTAAAACCAAATGCTGGTAACGGAGTTTTTAATTCTAGCCGGTTACGATAGATGAAGTATGTAAAAAATAGTGATGGGTCATTAACTTTTGAGAACAAAGTTACCTTCTCAGAGAATGATCAGCATCAGATGAAAAGATTAAAAGAAGAACTAACTAACAAGCATGAGCTAACTGATTTTTTTAATAAGATATGTCTTTTAAAACAATCTTTTGGTGATGTAGAAATAGGAATTATCCATAGTTAATGTTTATCAACACGAAATATTTTTCACCTGTTGTTAATGATGGTATCACAAGGGCACATCCCAAAAGTTTTGAATATAAAACGTGGTGGGATATACAACGTGATAGATGTATTAACGGCTACACTGTTGGTGGAACTTATATCACTGGTGATCATTATTTTTATTTAAACTTTTGGAAGATTCGTGGTATAGATACTGCTTCAGGTAGAAAAGACCTTATCTCTCCAAGATTTTTGGATATGGATCATGAGTTTTTTGTTGAAGTAGAGAAAGCTCGTAAGAGTGGTAAGAATATGTGTACTGCAAAACGTCGTCAGTGTGGATTTTCTGAAAAGACAGCCTGTCTTGTAGGAAAAGAATACACATTGTTCCCGCATTCACAAAGTTTAATTCTCGGAGGAGAAGAAAAATATTCTAATGCAACTATGAGAATGGTTATCAGAGGTTTGAACTCATTAAAAGATACTGAGTTTTATAAACGACGTACTCCTGATGGACTTGACTACATACAAGCAAAATATAAAGTAATCGAAGATGGTATTCCTATCTGGCGTGGTTCTCAAAGTGAGATTTATAACATCACTTGTAAAAATAACCCACAGGCAACAGTAGGTAAGAGTCCAAGCTTCGTATTGTTTGAGGAGTCAGGAAAGTTTCCTGGCCTTGTTTCTACATACCGTTATTTACAACCATCTATGGAGGCCAATTTTACCAAGACTGGATTTTGTATTATGATTGGTACGGGAGGTGAAATGGCGGCTGGTGCTGATGAATTTGAAGAGGTATTTTACAAACCGGAAGTTTATGACATGATGTCTTATAGCAATAGCTGGGGTGAAGGATTCTCCGACACTAAAGTGTGTTACTTTGTACCAGCATGGAAGTTTGCTCTTATAGATGAAGATGGAAACTCAGAAAAAGAAAAGAGTGTCGAGATGATTCTCAAGAATCGTGAAAAGGCAAAAGAAAGCAAAGACGCAAGTAACTGGATTCAGGTGCTTACGCAGATGCCACTAACTCCTGAAGAATGCTTTATGCGTACAGGAGGAAATATGTTTGATATTGCAAAGTTAAATTCAAGACTTGCAGCTATAAGAAATGATCGTGAGTTATTAAATAAATCACAACGAGGAGATTTAGAATGGGTGCGTGATAACCTAGGAAAGATAACAGGTGTTGAATGGATTCAAGATCTTCATGGTAAGTTTATTGTTTACGAACATCCAATGAAAGATGCTACTGGAAATGTTTATTATAATCTTTATAAAGCCGCTACTGACTCTTATGATAAAGATGAAGCTAACACTTCTTCTTCAAAAGGTTCATGTCAAGTCTTTAAAACATTTCTTGATGTAAATTCTTCTTCAAGGAAATATGTTGCACGAATTACAGAACGTCCAAAGAAAGCTGATGATTTTTATGAGATGACAGCAAAGCTTTCTTATTACTATATGGCTCCTAACCTTATTGAGTGGAGTAATATTGGTATCTTTAAATGGTATGAGCAAAATAACCTTTCTCATTTCCTAAAAGAACGACCACGTGTAGCTTATGCTAACATAAAAGATTCAAAAGTAAATAATCGTTGGGGTATAGATCCTTCTACCAAGCAATATTGGTTAGTGCGTTATCGTGAATACATTAAAGAAAACACAGATAAGATGGATGACGTAGATCAGATTATTGCTGCTATTAATTTCAGAGATGAGAAAGGATACAACTGTGATATAACAATCTCAAGTGCTTTGTGTATTGTGCATGAAGAAGATGATCTTAACATTGCAGTTAAATCAAAAGAAAATAAAAAGATGGAATTTTTCCATTACAAATCATCTAAATCCGGTACTTTAGCAATTAACTTTAACTGATATGCCTTTACCTAATCAAAATATACCTGAAAAACAAAAAGATGCTGAATGGTGTAAGCTAAATATCAGAAGCATCACTACAATGGTAGGCACTGCCTTTCAAAGAAAACAAAAAGATAAATTTTGTTATGATCTTTATGCAGGTATCTTTAATGAAGCTGATTATGATTATTTGCGTAAGGTAGATAGCTACGAGTATCCTGCTAAGATAAGATTCATTCCTTTACTACGTCCTAAAGCTGATTTACTTAAGTCACAAGAGACACAGCGTCCATTTAACTTTCGTGTATTTACTATCGATCAATTAAGTATAGAAAATAAAACAAATAAAAAAACACAAGAGTATTTTGATATTATAAAAGATAAACTTTTTGTTAAGCACGAAATGATTCTTAGTGCAAAAAAACAACTTGATAAAATTAAGCAACAGATTGATGCAGCACGTGGGCAGGCTCAACAGGCTCAACAAGAAGGTGGGCCACCAATGGATCCTGAACAAGAGATGGCATTAGAGGCTGCTGAGATGCAACTTAAAATTGCTATGAGTCCTTTGACCAGTGCACAAATTATCACTGAGAAGGAAATGGATAAGATTGAAAAATATTACAACTACACTTACCGTGACTTCATTGAAGTAATTGCAGAGAAGTCAATTAAGTACATGGTATATAAACATCGCTTAAAAGATTTATTTCAACATGGATTTGAAGATAAGATATGTGTTGACAAAGAATATTATTACGTTCACTTTCATCCATCTGATCAAGATCCTTTAGTGCGTCGTGTTAATCCATTAAATTTTTATTATTCTAATGATGAAGATGCAGAATTTGTAGGAGAGTGTGAGTGGGCTATGGAAGAGAGGTGGATGACACTATCACAAATTATTGATGAATTTAAAACTGAGTTAAGTTCAGAAGATTTAACTTTATTAAGAAATAAACAAACAGCCTTTGCCGATGCAGGACGTTTCTCCTATTATCCAAGCACTTATCAATTTGGAACTCCTATGGATAACAATACTGATAATTGTAATAACAATTCCCTTTATTCAGGAACAATGGACATGTCTAATAAAATTCGTGTCTGCTATGCTGTATGGAAATCATCTACAGAAATCAAGTTTAAAAAATCCCCCAACAAGCATAATAAAGATATTGACTTTACACATTGGATGGGTGATTCTGATTCTGTTCGCAAGGATGATGTGGTTGAAGCTAAATATGTAAATCATATTTGGGAAGGCGTATTAATTGATTCGAATATTTTTATTCGTATGCAAAAGATGCCTTATCAATTAAGAAGCATTGATAAATATGGAAGGGTGGATCTTCCTTATGTTGGTATTGCTCACAATGGATTAAATAAAAAACCATATTCATTAATATGGGCTGCTAAAGATATTCAGATTCTTTACAATCTTATTCACTATCACAAAGAGTTATGGTTAGCTCTTTCTGGTGTGCGTGGATTTATTATGGATAAGTCTCAACTTCCTGATGGAATGAGTATGCAAGAATGGTTGTATCAGCGTAAACTTGGTATTGGTTGGATACAGACTGTTAAAGAAGGTATGGGCCGTCAGGCAAGTTACAATCAGTTTCAAAACTTTGATGATAGTATATCTCCTGCTATTCAATATCTTACAGGCATGCTTACTCACCTTGAGGAACTAGCTTCAACTATCATGGGTGTTTCAAGACAACGTCAAGGCACTGTTGGTCAATATGATTTAAAGGGTACTACAGAATCAGCTATTCAGCAAAGTCAATTAGTTACAGAGATTATCTATTACCAACATGATCTTGTTAAAAGACAGGTGTTGCAGCGACTTGTTAACCTTTGTCGTATAGCATGGAAAGATGGTAAGCGTGGACAATATGTTATTGGAAATATGGCTCAGGAGATATTAAATATTCCAGGCAATACTATTAATAGTGCTGAGTATGAAGTCTTTATGTCTGACAATGGCAAAGAAGAACGATTAATAAATGAGTTTAAACAAATTGCAGCAGGAGAACATGCAAAGGGCACTGTTAACTTAAGTCAAATGGTAAAGTTGTTCTCTATGGATAACCTATCTGAGATTGAACGTGCTCTTGAACAGTATGGTACTATGGCAGAGCAAAAGGCTTCTGAAGGTTTTCAGATGCAGCAACAGGCTGAGATGCAAAAGTTAGAGGCAGAGAATCAGTTTAAGTCTATGCTTGATAAGTGGAAGTCTGATATTGCTGGTGCTCAGTTAGAGCTTGAGAAGCAACGCTTTGGATTTGAGGTTCAGAAGTTTGAATCTGAACTTGGATTTAAGGAGAAAGAGTTAAGTACAAAATCTTATCTTGAAGAATTAAACACAAAACTTGATAATGATTCTGAAATGGCTTACCTTGAGAGCGAAAATGCACAGGCTATAATGGAGTACGATGCAGTAAAGGAACAAAATAGAATTGCTGCTATGTCAACATT